CAGTAGTAATGAACAATTTTACAGTTCCCTGCCCATTCTGTCCAGTGCCACGGCTTGTGTGGCAGGACGCTACAGCGACGGATCTGTCCTTCGTGCACGCGTACCAGCCTTGTTGCGCGACAATGGATTTGGTCATTGTCAGTCCATCCAGACGGCGCTGCCCGTTCGGACGGATTTCCACATGGAAGATTGGCACCAGCCCAATGGACTTCGTGCGGCGAGTGCCCATGAACTTGTGGGTGCTGGTACGACGTACTTACCCATTCGCGCCAATGTGGAGTTTCCCAACCACATGAATGTGGCCCCTGTCCCGTATTTGTTGGTTTGCTTTCCGGATTTACGTCCATTTCTTCAAACCCAAGTGACAGACGACACACATTCTGGAACCGCCCAGGGTGTGGTTGGCAAAGTGGTGATTGGAGCACCCGTCGCAGTGAGTAAGACTTCACCCATGTCGGTGTATCTTGATCATGCCCAATTTCGCCATTTGCGCATTGAATTCCGATTGCCAGACAATCGGGCCTTGTATAATTTCCACGGACTGGATCATACACTGACACTCAGTTTCGTCACAGATCCGAAATGACACGTCCGATATTGAGGCCAACGAAGTAGCCAAAGCGTATCCCATAAAAGCCTTTGCAATTGAATACATTTTTTTTGGAATGCAGTACACACTGGCGTGCGTGATTGCGCAATGGTACCAGGTATACAATGAACCTGTCGTGCATGCGCTTTGGCGTGCAATCGTGAGCCGCAATGGTGTCATTTCGTCCAAACCACTTACATTAGTCACAGCATCCGGTAGTGTCTTGCGGAGTGTTCAAATCAATGTGCACACAACCGCCGAACAGATTGTGGAGGCGACGGAATCCGTACATCTCCCAAGTGACTTAAAAAAATGGTTGGTCGGGCCATTGTGGCCACTCGTGGAGGCGGGGGATGAGTTGGTGGTGCGAGTTGCATCCTTTGATTGTTGTAGGATGGCACTCGCAGCCGTACCCAATCGCACCATCCACGCAGCCCATTGGAATCCGACGGGGACGCAGATTGCAACCGCACACAGCGATCACTGTATTCGAATTTGGGACGCTTGTACATTCACGTGTCTGTACACGTTGCGCGGGCATACCAATTATGTGTTGTACGTGCGATGGAATCACGATGGAACGCGACTGGCAAGCGTGGGCGGGGACAAACGGTTTTGTATTTGGGACACGGCTATTTGGAAAGCAATTCATGTATCACCTACTTACAGTCAATCCTTAACGGTCGTTGCATGGGATCCACGTGGGCGATGGCTCGCAGTTGGAGCATACAACGGACTGTATTTGTACCACACGACAAGCCACTATCCACGGTTTCAGTGTTTAGATTGGCGGTGCCACCGAAAAATTGAATGGAATGCAAGTGGATCCCATTTAGCGGTTTATGAAGAAATGGGATTTATCCATATGTACAAAACGGATACATGGCAAGATCAGGTGGTGTGTCGTGCCAATTCATTCAGCTGGCATCCCAATGGGCATTGGATTACAATACTGGTTGCAGGTCAATTGATGTTTATGGACCTGAATCTCCAAATTGTACGCATCATTCATGTGGACTACAATTTAAGTGGATTGCAATGGGATTACTCGGGCACACGACTTTCAATCATACATCGGACCTATAAATTGAGCATTTTAAGGATCACGGATGAGACATGTTCTTCAGTCGGCACCATTGGTGGAACATATGATTCTCACCCATCTCATTCTCTAAATTGGCATCCGTGCGCACCACGGCTATTGACTTATCAAAGCGGTGTGCTTCGTCTGTGGCGGTGACAGTTGGTTTCAGACCAACACACAAGACTGGGTGGGGTCATGTAAAGGTAATACACGCCAGATCCACTCAATATGACGCTCCGTCATGTTGACCATTTTAGGTTTGGGATCATGCAACATGTACTTCAGCCCTGTGTTTGGATTGGGAATGCAATATTTTTTGGTAATCAAAATCAGCGAAGAATGCTTGTTTGATGGCACTGCGGGTATCCAACTGCCACTGTAGTTAACTGATTATGCACCCCTCCACTTGATTTATGGGTGCTTGTGTTGCCGGTCGGGTGTGTGGAGTTGACTGTGATGATGGGCGAATCCCAGTTAGTAGTGTGGTTGGGTTGGACCAAGTTTGCATCAGTTCACCAATCGTCTCAATTCGTTTGGTGACTGATGCGATTAGTGGCACAATTAGAATGTATAAGCGCAGCATGACGCACATGGTACATAACATCGCCATCATGGTTATTGTTTGAACAATAAGCAAGCTTGCCGATACGATCAACCATGGATCACTTCCCTCGTCCATGGGTGTATTTGTAGTAGTGGTTGTCATGCTGTGTGATGTGGGTTGAACTCCATCATAGTTAAAACAGAGGAACAATTAGTTTCAAATCACATACCCCCCCAAAAAAATGGAATTGATCGCAATCTCATTCACTTGATGGGAGCGGTTTAAAGACTGCCTTGTCGTGCCACGCATCGGAATAGTGTACTGAATCTTTATCATTGAATTGACGATCTTCATCATACCCTGCATATCGAGTTAAAAACACTGGCCGACCTTCGACGAAAATGACTCCATTGAGGGATGGATGTTCACCAGGCTGAATGACTGTCACGTCTGGACGGCTTTGAATCTCGGTTGTGTTGTACAATGTGTTGAAGGCGTCCTTCCACGCCAGTGGGCCCGTAATGCGAAGCTGACCAAGTGGGTCATCCAAATATAATTCACGTGCAGCAATGTTGGATAGGATCTTTTCCAATGTTTGACGCACAAGAGGATGATTGGGCACACATGCGATGCAGCCATTTAAAAGACCCTCAAGTGGACTTACAAATAAATCTGTGGAGCGCAAATAATGTGTCGCACTCCACCGGTCAACGGGACTCAGGGCACAATCAAAATAAAGACCACCCTTTACATATAGAATGATTGTTCGAAACAAATCCGATTGATATGCGCCAGGTATTAAAGTATCATAGGCGTCCAATGCCTGTGGATAGTGGGTCTCAATAAATGCACGTCTCTCCTCTGCATCGAAAAAGGTGTATGAACAATTAGGAAACGCCGCTTTCATTTTTCGTGTAGCATTCGCTAGGCCGGGTGTCACATCACGCTTCTCATGCGTTTGATAAATATGCTGCGGAATCTGTAAATTGTGGAACACTGCCTGCGTAACCGGTCTATTCTGAATTTGCACAGGTGCACTTGGGACATAAGTCCATGATTCAGACATGGAATATTGAGTATGGGCTACCAAAGTACCATCTGCTCGAACAACTGCATTGTCTTGTTCTTCGTGTAATGCAAAGAATGTGCGTCGTCCAAAATTATGCCCAATATGCAGTGTTTTCCCATCCACTTCCAATTGTAACATTGTGTGAAGATACCGCGTATTCGGTAGATTGTGGGTTTGACAGGCATGCAATAGCGCATTATAGAGTATGGGATGGTTCGCGGCTGCACCGAGTATCCCATTTTGAATCATGCGATCATCGGTTGGATCTCGAGTTTCTACGGATGTGAACGGGATGTTGGACTTGAACATTTCAGCAAGTGGTTGACGCAAATCTGTTTTTATATCCAAATACATACCACCTTCCCTCCACAACACGGCATATTGAAATAAATTCGCCTTGAGTGTATCGTTTTCTTGTGCATGCCAACATTGAAGCACTTCAGCGCCATAATGGTTCCATAAATAGAAATCACAGTCCTCCTTTGTGTAAAAGCGGACTTGAATGTCTTTGGTGTATTTCTTTAAATTATCCCACACATAGGAAGGCACTGATTCTGCATTTCTGTATGTCAAATGCACAACTTGTGGGACCAACCCAAAATGCAGCGGCCGCGCTAGCTGTTGCGTTGCGACTTTGGGATCAATCAAGGGTTTTGTTTGTTGCGAGTAATGCGAGCGCACAGTGTTCGAGTATTCTTTATATGTGAATACGTATGTGAGAAAAGCGTGATGCTCTTGGTTAATATCAAGTACCGTGTAGTCATTCAGTTTGGCAATGTATGTATACACAATAGGGCCAGTGGCACATAAAATCTTTGATTTTGTATCTTTGGGTCCCACCATAACAAGATCCACAAAATCAGGTGTTCCTTGATGATCGCGCATGTAAAGTAAATTGCGCGTAACTTGCCAGATCACTTTCCACAGGAATTCCGATTTTGGCGGAGCAAGCACCCACCATTGCTGACATTCACCATATCCACCAAACAAATACGCATGGTTGAGTACAGGCCAATAACCGACATACGCTTTGCTCACATTCATGTCTAATGGTATTGGATGGGTTACAGCACTCTTCATGTCAAGATACAATCCACCATAATGATAAATGACTAAATACCGCCAAAAATCCGCCTTCATTACACCATAATTGCACAGATCATACGCGTCTTGAATATCCGGGTATTGACTATACACATCACGCACAAACGTGTGACACATTTGGTCAGTATACACAGTTTGTGTCCAATCTGGCAATATTTTGGCAGTTTGAGTATATGCCGCGGTACATTTTAATTTCCAGGAATTATCTTTCGATGTTCGGAAAATGCGTTTTGGAATGCCTTTCTGTGGAACACTTGGCGGTGGAACTCGTTTCAAATCAATGGGATAGACGGATGTTGGAATCGTGCCCTGTAAGTGGGAGCGGAGTAACATCTGAGGCCGCCGGAAAAACATCCGCTTGCCTGCGAATCCCGCAATACATAAAATGATTCCAACAACCAGCACAATGACCAGAAGGATGATCCATGTCAACATCTTTTTAATACATTTAGAGAAATGTACCACACCGTGTGCGTCTACGTGGGTATAATGGGTGCACTGAGAAGTGGAATCAGCCACTGCATCATTGTTTGAAATGCACCATAATGCACGTGCCGTAATCCAATACCTTTTCCACCGCCGTGTATCAACAGTGGTGTACTTTGCCACCCTTGTAATGTACTCATTCGATTCAGGCATTCAATACAGTGATGGACTAACTGGCTGACTTGATTGGGTGTGAGTGACGCGCCACCCCATTTGACGACACATACACGCATTGCATCTTGTGTGCGTATTTCACGGGAGAAATAGGCGTACACAATGCGGTCAAGAAGATAAAGTTCCGGCGCAATGCCATCATGTTTTTTTGCATGTGCGTCAAATTGGACGTGCATCCTTGTCCAACTCTATATTGTTTATTAAAAGTCTTTGAATTTAGAGTGGAATGGCCGACCCAACCATCCAAGCACGACTTGCCTCCCTTCCATCGGTTGACTCGAAGGCACTCCCTTTTCCTATTTACTACATCAATCTACCGCAAAGCACGGATCGACGGCAATTCATGCAAACGCAATTGGGGGACAATTGTCAAGTGGTCCGAGTGGAAGCAATTGATGGCACTCAGCGCGCACCACGCCCACGGGATGGCCTCTACCAATTTGGGCCAGTCTGTCTGTATACTTCCTATAAGCATACTACCTCGAAACTTGCCTGCACACTCTCCCATCTCAAAGCGCTTGAACAAATTCAAGAGGCGGGGCACGAATGGGCAATAGTCTGTGAAGATGATGCAGTGTTTCAACTGTCAAGTCATTGGCCGCCCAATCTGTTACACAATTTAGTAGTCCAAGGACGCCAAAAAGACGCAGGCATTATCCAACTGTATTGGGCACCTCGCACAGATGATCCTGGAACCAACTACAAAGAAGCAGATTACACGTTGTATCATGTGAAACAGAATCCATGTTGGGGCACAGTGGGCTATCTCGTTAGCCAGCGGGGCGTGCGGGATATTTTGGGGTATACGGGGCCGATTCAAACAAGTAGCCGTCGCCATCCTGTGTTTGTGGCGGATCCAAGTGATTGTGAGGTGCGGCGCGTAGCGTATGCACATTTGACGCGACAGGAATTGAATGGTGTCGCGGATTCGTTTTTATATGGATTGACGCCAACGTATGTGTGTGGGACGCCTTTACTGGTATTTGACAATAACAGCAAACCGTCCCTCATCAATCCCCATGCGTCCATTTCGGCTGGCGAGCGCGCATTGCAAAGTCGCATTTTGGGATTGTATGCCTGTTGATGTAGAATCGTCCTTACATGGTTGTTTGACGCTGCACAATCGATTTGCTTTAATTTAGTTGGTCTTGTACAAAATGTCATTTCTGTCGTTACCTGTAGATCGTTCCAAATTCCGGTTTTACAAGAAACCATCTGGTCATGGACGCAACCAAGTGCAATATGCCAGCACACTGTATGGACTTGAACTTGAAAAAGGGAAGATCCACAAATCAGTTGGATTCAATCAATTTGAGTCCAACGGAACACCCATTCCAAAGGAATTTAAACGTGAAAAGACGCCGCCAAAAGGTTGGATTGAACGCTGGATGTACGACCCGGCCCGCAAGTCGATCTACAAAACCGATCCAAAAGTGACCGCTATCCGTGTAAAGCATAAAGGGTGGAAGTCGTATTTGACCCACAACAATGGAGGGAGTCCATTTCTTGTGTACATTAAACATCAGAGTGTTGCGGTGTACAGGCAGCCGGAATCCAAAGACAACTTGTTTATACCTGAAAATGACAACGAATCTGGTGATGAAAAATGGCACTATGTTATTCCAGTTGCAACATATTCCAACGTCATTCGCATCTTTGTTGGCCAATCTCCCAAAACACCCATGACTGTAAACAGTGGCGGACATGGCAGAGAATTTACTGGAAATTCGATTCTGGTGCAAGTGTCCAAGATGAAATATGTGCATATTGGCGCCGTCCTGTATTCCTTTACAAGTCGGATTCCGATTGACGAGTATTGGTCGCCGGTGGGAAACAGTGACGTTCCGTATCCAGTGGCATTCAGTAAATTGTATGCCTATTTTATGTTGGATGGGAAGCGGGTACCACTGGCGAGTTTTACACGTACATTGACACGCAAAGACAAACAAGATTTGTATGGCCAATTTTATGGAAACGGCGATGAACATCTATTACCACGAACAAAAGGTACCGACTTTCCAAACTTTACCAATTACACAACCATTTATGACCCACCGTACTAAATAAAGTTGGGTTGTACGCGCTGGTCGCATTTTGGGATTGTATGCCTGTTGATGTAGAATAGTACTTACATGCATCCTATTCTTTCCCAGTTTCTAATACAAACTGGCAAAGTATGGGCATGTGTTTGTCTCATTCCACGCATCCACGCAAAAATCCTCCTCCTGTTCGGCCACCTCCCTTTTCTGTGCCACCCCGTGTCGACGACAATTCGCTGGTTCACTTGTGGAACACGCGCGAGCAAGCGTGGGGTCGCACACTACCCCCTTCTTCTTCGTTAGGGACTTCAAAATTGCATCCGTGGCATGCCTCGCGGATTCCAATCCGTGTATGGATGTATGAGTCGACCCGGGTTCTCCGGGTGGAATTAGAAGCGTTTTTCCTTGCCTCCCGCATACTGGACCGGTTAGAATGGTGGCACGCGACACTTTGTGAATGGCCCGAATTACAATTGTTCATGGATCATCGGATCTATGTGCAACGTGTACTCGGCATTGTGTGCCTTCATATCGCCACCAAATTTGTGCGCCATGATGATGCCGCTCCCCGCATTGCGACATGGATGCGCACCCAGCATCATGTTCTCCCCTTTGAATTCACAGGGGGTATGTTTGAAGCGATCGAACGACGCATCCTTCCCCAAATCGAGTATTGTTTGACAATGCCAACACTGCATGATTACATCACCTTGCTAATAACGCTTTGCGACGTGGGTCCAGAGCCACAACAATGGATGTGGTGGACCGCGATTGTCGTGGCATGTACATATCCACCACCGCCTGCCCGATACTCGGTACAGGACCAAATCAGTGCAGTGTTGCAATTCAATCAATGGACACATGAATGTACAACGACGGTGCGCCCCAAGAGTTATGTATTGTATACTGTGCAAGAGTCCAATAGCCAGACACATGATTTAACTCAATTCAAGACGTTGTATGAATACTTAGATACCCTTCCCCTCGCACAGCGTCTTCAGTGGTGTCACACATTATTTAGTACATTGAATCCATCGTCCTTTTCGTGGCGCAGTGAACTAAGTTCTGTCATGATGTCCCCAGTGGGCTCTCAATTGCTGTCTTTGTGGGCAACTGACCCGGATGCCCACGATCAGTTAAAGACTTTTGTGCGTCAGTGGACGCGGACCCATTTTGAAATGCCGATTCAGTAACGCACACATTGTCTCATTCAACCCGAATGTGTGAATTGGTGCACCGAATGCTGCCTCCACCTGATGTGCAACGTCTGCGCGCGCCGTGGCATATTCCACAATGATGCGACGAAGATTTGTATTTAATGGAAAGGGTGCCCCCATAAACCACACCAAGGATCGCTGGTAGCGTTTCAAAAACAAAATCATGTGGCGGACCGTCGCATACTCAAATCGGCGAATCGCCAATGCCAGAGGAGTTTGCCGTAATACATCCATTTCAAGGGGATTTGCGCCATACTGGAGTAACAGTGGCACTACACGGGGGCAATATTGAATGGCGATCGCCAGCACGGGTCGACTTCCACCGTGTTCTGTATTCGGGTTGATACCAGTTTGTAATAATTTGCGCACTTTTGTTGGATCATTATCGCGGAGGGCTTCTGCAAGTGATTTCTTGTATCGTGGATGGATTTGTCCAAGGCGGTGTTGGGCAAACATGTGTGTGTCCCACATGGGCAAAGGGAGTATGTGGTGGGAAATTGTACAATTCAATTAATTTAGGGGATGACTCGTCTGAATACATTGGATCCACACGGACTGCGCTGAAAGCCACATTCGGTCAACCACTGCGTATCGTTGTTTTCAGTCGCTTCAAGAGTCGTTTCTCCGCGGTTCCGCAACACCTCGTCGGTATGCTCCATCAATTGATGGGCTGCTTTTTGTTGTATGATTGCCCACTCTGGAACCTTAAAATGTTCGAAACACGAGTGGTTTGGTGCATTTGCTATAATGGTCGGATCGGATTGAAGTGAGGTCCGCCGTATTTGGGGGATAGTAATTAATACATTGGTTGCAGTCGTGCCCGCAAATGAGTACGGTCCGGGGGTCTTTGGATGCCGCCTCCGCAAGTGCAAAGGTGTACGCAATGGGTCCTGTGGTACTTATCACACGGCTTTTCATGCAATCATGTTTAGGAAGTAGGATAAATTGTGCATCCTTGTCGTCCGACGCAGCAAGCAGTGTTTCAATATTGGCGACAATTTGGCAAACAACGTGCCACAGCGCCGGGCTTCCTGGTTCCGCCGCGATCCAAAATTGTTGTAATTCTCCAATGCGAAAGAGGTGTGCGTGGTACACTCCATGCAATTGTGCGTCCCAAGGGCTGGAATACACACGAGGCACTGGGCCATTAGTGGTATGAAAATAAGGCCGTAAACGAACTCCTGTTTTCATATCCAGATAGAGACCTCCGTGGTAATACAACACTAAGTACCGCCACAGGTCTGCACGCATCACTCCAAAATTACACGCGTCATACGCGCGAAGAATGCGCGGTTCAAAAGTGGTTGCAATAAATGCTCGGCACTGCGTATTGTCGCAGATGTGATGTGTCCAATCCGGTAAGACGGTTTTGGTCCATTCATGTGCAGAAGCACATTCTGTTTCCCACGAATTGTCTTTCCAAGTGCGCCACACAATTGGGGGAATGGGAGTTGCGTAATTCGAATGGGGTAGTGAAGGTGGTGTCATCTCGAGGGCAAGTGGAAATGCGCTGCGTATCAAATCGGGATCTGTCAGAAGGCAACTCATGGGGGTTGATTTTTTAGAAAGCGTGGTATATGGGACGACGTTTCAGATTCAGCGCACTTCGGCCCAAAAAGAATATTGGGCTATCACAAAGACCTGCCTTTTTAATTACACGACTCCCACCCATGTCTCACAATGATGCGCTTTTGATTCTATTTGGTGTCCTGGCCGTTACATTCCTTGGAACGAGTATTGGATTCCTAGTATTATGGCAAATTGCAGATGAAGATCGAGATGCAACAAAAGTGTTGTACAACGAATGCCAAAATTTGATCATTCCAGATGTACCATAGATGCTTTATTACACCCTGTCCACCATCCCTGTAGTGAAGTCGTTGTTGGTGAGAACAATTGTCTTCTTTTTTGGTGCCAACCAAACACCATGCAGACCCGCAAACGCTCCCTCCAATCGTGCAGCGTCCAAACAAAAGCCAAAAAAAATTGCCAGGAGGACTGGAATTCATTTACAATCGCGTATGGAATGGATGTGCATGACACCGAACAGATTCTAATTCCACCCACGCCTTCAAAGGCGACGGCGGCTTTGTCGAGCGTTCGGGATATTCTACACACGGTGCGCCGCGCGTTTAGTCCCTCGAAATGCACCGTAGCGGTCACTCGGATTGGCGATCCATTAGCCTTTCGGCATTATTTGTTTTTGGAGGAAGAAGAAGAAGAAGAAGAAGTAGTTTCTGAGTCCATGAGCCAATGGGTAATTGACTCCTCCCTCTTTCAGCTCTGGGTGTTGCCGGACTCTGCATGGGCCGCTGAGTCATCAGCAAATTGGTTTGGAATTCCGTTTGAGGAGGCTGCCCCTCAGCGGGGTGAAGCGGCCTACACGCTGACACTCAAATCAATGCAACCACAGTTCAATGCAATGCGTGCGCGGATTTTGCTCCTTTTTCGACCGGACACCATGGGTCGCTTTGTGGTGGATCGCTCGTGTACAGAATGGGCATCCCAGTTGAAGGAATGTTTGAATCAGGGCCTGATCAACATTGTGCAAGAATATTCACACAATGTATGGAAGCCACCTGTGCGCATTGGAAGTCGGTTTGGTCGTTACTTGACGAACGATTCAGAGCGCATCCCAACTCACAGTCAGGCACGTGTGCGGGTCCAACTACACAAATCGATGATGGTGCCGGACACTGAACCAGAGGCCGCTGGGTTGGAAATTGGAGACACGATTTCGTTTTCCGACCAAGAAACGGAGCAACGCACTCCAACGGGGCAGCGCACTCCCGCAGAAACCAACGAAGACCCCCCTGATTTAATTGTGTCGCATCATCTTGACGCATTTTTCAAGCACTCCCACACATGGATTGTCGAAGGTGCACGCGAGCATATCAACCAATTTGTCTGCGAGGCGACAGGGATGGATCCAACGAACCCACTCGTCCAGTTGGTCGCACGTGGATATGCGCAGTACCTTGTGCCCACGATATTACCCTCGTTTCGATTTGGACTCTAATTACTTACTTAAACTGCGAATCAGTTCGTCTTGCTCCACAGAGGATTGAAACAGCATGCGCAGTTGAGTGTGTGCATCTCGAATGGCGGCGCAGACAGTTGCCCAATACACTGCGTCGAAAGCATACGTCTCAATTTGAACTTGACCATTCCATTTTTGCACTAAATCACATTTCGGGCGATCCGTGACGGCCATGTACGCCATAATTTGCACGCGCTCGTATTTGGGTAGCCATTGAAAGAGACGGTTGCGCCGACATTTCACTTCAATGACTTTTGTGTCGGTGAGTCCGTCCACGCGCCCACAGATCCAGCACGGTGCATCACTGGTGCCCACATTCTGTGTGTACAGTTTGTCGTTTCGGTGCGAGACGGACACACCCGTCATTTGTTCGTAGTGGGCCACTCCTTTCGGTTCATTCCGCGTCCCACGACTTGTGTTGACAACTGTGTGGACCGCTGCGGCAATCGTGGAGGAATCATTCAATTTCACGCAGGTCAAAAAGTCACAAATGGCGTCTTTGGAGATTGTCTCTTTTTGCTGGGCAAGTGTGGTGGCCGCCGCGTGAAGTGTGTCTTGTGCCTTGGCCGACAAGTGCAGTTCCGGGCGATCCACAATGCGCTGGAGCGCGCGGGCTTTGACCGACGCGGAATCGGTGGGGTTGTCTAGAATGGCCTGGGCTTGTTGAATCGCCGGAGGAAGTTGAGTCAGAAGTGGTTGTTGGAGCGTGTCTTGGACTGAATTAGTTGCACAGGTTTCATCCGTGGCTGCGATGGAATTCGTTAAATTTAAGCCAAGTGCGCGCACTTGTTGGAGGGGTGTGACAAAGGTCGCGTTGGTACGCGCAAGTGCGGCATTATATGTCTGCGGCGAAAGCCGCTTCCAAATGTTTAGTTTGGTTTCGCCAGGTGTTTGATATTGATGGTGACCGATGAGGGCAGCAAGTTCGGAAATATACAACATGGTTTCTTTCAGAGATTGAGAAAGTGAACCAATTCGCACATCCAAACACACCACGACCACAGATGCGTTATTGTGAGGGGGTGAATAGTGCATTTAATTGCCTATTGAATCGCAAAGACAAAAAACATGCCCTTTTCGTTTCATCCTCATCAAGAGGCCCAATTAAAACAAGCGGTTCGGAAACTGCGCCAACCGCCGCACAACCACTCCGTGCACCTGTTTATTATTCAAGGGGCGATTGGATATGGCAAAACGTGGTTGGCCCAAATGGCGGTGAACGTGTTTGCGGCGCGTTTGACCCGCATCCTCACCAACGACAGTGTGTTGACACTGTTTCGGTCTAAATGTTCGGTGGCGGCGCTCACAGACCATCTCTTCATGGGTGGTTTAACCCGGCCTGCATATATTTTTATCTGTTTGGACGAATGGGTCAATGAGTGCCTTCCCACTGAAATGGACAAATTGATTCAATGGATTCGGTATTTGCAAGCACGACCACGAGTGCCAACCCCCACCGTCTTTATACTCACGTGTGTGGATATGTTTCACGGGAATGCCAAAAAATTATGGCCCTTTGTGGCGCCCCCGCCCAAATTCAAATCCAAACGGAAACTCAGTGGGTCTTCCATGAAAAAAGGGGAGGGGGAGGCTGACGAATCGGTTCCAGTTCGACCGTCCTTTGTGACCCTCATTCGCCTGTACCCGCCCAAAGACTACATTCTTCACAAATATGTCAAGACAAAGGGTGTTCACAACCCCACACGCGCGACGCGCATCGTGGACCTGTGTCAAGGCGACATTCGACAGTTGAACCTACTAATTCGTGAACCCCTTGCGCTCACTGGTCAAACAAGTGCGGCGTGTCCTGGGAAATCCAGTGAGGCATCCGTGTTTCAATTAGTCGCCACCATTTTCGAAGGGGGTGCGCGAAGTGATGTGGCCGGTGATCAGCGAGTCAGCGCGTGTGTTGAATCGAGTTTACAACTACTCAATCGCATCACATGCGAATCCACAAGTCGCATTCAAGAATTTATCTACACCAATCGGACTCGAATTAGTGACCAAAATGCCAGTCTTGGATTTGAGGAAGAGGCGCGGTCGCTGGATTTATTGCGGTACCACGCGACGCTTTCGGAGGATCTGTCGTGCATTGAATCGACGAATTTGTACGACACGCATGACAAAGCCGAACAAGTGGTGCGTGCGTGTGCTTTGCGCAGTGCCCAAACCAACCTTCAAGAATATGAATTAGACGATTCGGTCAAAATTATGGCTCCACGTCGCAACACCACCACGGCGGTGGTGGCCCAACAGCGTCAGTGTCGCACTGCGCGAAATGTGGTATTCAACGCCTGTTTTTGGCGACCAGGCGAAGATCCAAATGCTTTGCTGACCGAACTCACCCGGGCGAATCCCCAACCCTATTTAGATTTCATTAACATGACGGTTGTGTCCGCCGACTGCAACTACATGGGATTGAGCGATCGACTTCAAACTGTACCGGCGGAGGATGTGCGCCGCGTATTTCCCCGGGCGCTGCGTCAAATACGGTCGGCGACCTCGCCACCCACGTCATCCAAACCCACCGAACTATTTGTGCCCTTTTAAGTGGGGGGTGGCCTTTATTCCGTGGAACCCTGCTCATTGAAGGCAACATAGTTTGATGATGATTTGATGTTGGCAGGGGGAGTGTATTTGGGTGCAGTGTCCGATTTCCACCGCGGCGGGATTCCAATTGTTACAGGTGGCCTGTAAGGATTCTTCCGTGGGGGTAAAGTAATATTTGGATTGCGATACATTAAGCCCCCCCAGCCAAAAGGGGGGCGCTTGCGACCTGGTGGTGCAGGTGTCGATTTCCACTGTTGGTATTTGTTTGCGAGCATGGGCCAATCACTCTGCGGTGGCCATTGGGATGTGTCGCTGGTGAGGGATTCTAAATATGTACGATACGCATCGATTGGAGTTGACGCATCAAGCTTAGGCACTTCGACGGGCTCCACAGGCTCGGCCATACGAGCCTTCAAATTCATGGCGGTGTTGGTCCGAATGGATTTCATTTTTTCAATAAACTCTTTAAATTGTGCGATTTGTGGTGCAAGTGCCAGTACCATCGGAGGTACTGGTTTCACCGGAGGTGCGTTGTCGGATTGTGTTTGCGCGTTGTCGGATTGTGTTTGCGCGTTGTCGGATTGTGTTTTCCACGCGTTGTCGTATTGTGTTTGTAAATTGTCGACAATGGTACTATACTTTGCAATTTTGGCTTGTATTTCAGAGTCCCAGGTGTCAAAGTCATCGAGTTCAGGATCATAGACAGGTGGCTGGAGTGGCTGGAGTGGTGGAGGGGGGGAGTCTACATTGACCCAGTCGTGAACGATGTTATTGTTGTCTTCCTTGTCTGATGGTAGGTCAGGAGGCGAGGGAGGGGCGGGTCGTTTTTGAGTGACCTGTTTGCTATCATTACGTGTTTTCTTGTGAAACAAGTTGGTGATCCAACTCCCTCCATCCATCTGCGTGTGAATGTAATTGTGAAGACGGCGCACTCGATTAGATCGCCCACCAATAAATGTCTCATATTGATGAATGTGAGTCTTTAATTGGCGCAGGGAAGATGAATCCATTCTGTCCAGTTATTTATTAGTAGCACAGTTATTAAATGCACTTACATTTATGAGGTTGAATGGAGAGATGCATTTTGGCGTAAATTATACGGAATACATATGGGTCGTGTCGCGGGGTCGTGGTAGCATTTGTCCACAGGTTGCAAGGCAAAAGGGTTCTCTTTGCGTTTCAAGGTGTGCCCACTGAAATGTGAATATTTACCAATATAACAGATTTGATCGTTGGGGATTAATTGGCGAATGGCACATATAAACTGGTTGTTTTGTGTGTGTTCTGTCGTCAATCCAAGTGGATGCACGCCACGTTCAAGCGCAATCAAATAGGCCTGCACAGGATACTGTTTTTTCATTCGATCGCCGACAAAATGACCCGCCGTCACTGTGGATCGAATGGCAAAACTAGAAATCCATTTCCCTTCAAACCACGTCTGAAAAAGGTTGAGTGGTAAGTTGCGTAGACGAGTCTTATACCGTTGCATCGTCTGTTGTTGATCCAACATATTCAAACCCCGCAAGTCGTTTTTAAATACTTGCCCAAAAAAAGATACGACTTGTACAAAAAACGCATCCTTGAATCCCGGTTGCGTGCAAAATGCCCATCACACCTATTCATTGGGGGGAATTTAAATGGCTGAGTATGCATGTTACATGCTATTACATTGACACAGTGTTTGGTCGAAATCTAGAGCGACAGCGTACACTCCACGGTTGGCTTCAATCCAGTGCAGAGATGCTGCCCTGTGGTGAATGTGAACATCATTTTAAATCATACCTCACATCACACCCCCTTCCAGCCGTTCAAGTCTACCCGCGTGGGGAGACACCCTATCTGCGTTGGTCGATTCGTGCCCATAATTCCGTCCGGCGGCGCCAGCGCAAACCGTTGGCAGACGAAGAGACAGTCATTGCAACTTATAAATCAGGCCAGATTTATGGGGGGAAGAAGTCGCCCTCATCGCCCATGACATCAACCCCCACTTCACTCAGTGCGGACCCAAGTGCGGCGGAGGATTTAGTCGGGAGTGGGTATAAAATCGCCACGTATGTCTTAGGTGCGATATTGGGGACCCTGTTGCTTGGTTTGATGATTCGTGGGATCCTCCATCTCACAGCACGACACACTCAAGGACAGCGTCGCCAAGTTATTCCAAAATTGGCAGACTACTAACCCCCACGATTTCGCCATGGCGACCAAGCGCACACTCCTGGGCAACGCGCGCCCGATCGGCCCCAATCCGTATCAGGCCGAATGCATTCCGGATCCCTGGTTGGTACAATTTGAGTTGGACCCTCCAGGTCACATCCGCGCCGTTCGGGGCAATCTGAGCACGTGTTATGTAAAAGAGCGTGTCGAAGTACCCCTGCACCGCCGCGACATGCAGGCGGATGGCACGTGTGTGTTGGTCCGGACAGGGACGCGCACTGCGTACGTGTGGACTCTTCTTTCGGAGGAATGAAGGAAGGACGACGGTGGAAGGAGTGGGTGAGTGGTGTTTTTTGTGTGTGGATCATGTAATCGGTTAGTCAGGTATGTGGCCATAATACCAATATTCATTTTCTTCAAGTGTCGCTAGCTTTTGGATCACTGGGTCTGTCGTGGATTGGCGTATTTTCCACAAAGCAATTCGCTCGGGAAGGATTGCAAGGCTCTCCGCCCCGTCATAGACATTAATCCACCACGCGCGAGCTTGAATGACTTCTGGTTGTACAAACACCACAGTCCATTCTCGCGTCATGTGATGGGATTTGTTGCCTCCCACATTGAATACACGTTTGATTGCAAATTGATCTGGAAACTCCACCACTGCCCGAGCAAGATCCTGATCTGTACGCAGCTGCCACTCCTGTGTAGGTTTTTTCCACGAACAGGATGATTCCATAAAATCCTGCATTGGTTTACTTAAATACAGACCAAAGCTACCAAACGCGTCGTTGATAATAATACCGCGCAACTCACCCCGGTGAAACGCGGCCAGTTCGGCTGCGTCGGTCATGTTTTTTATCAGTATATGATTTAAACCATGTGTCGGAATTGACCGCATCGGGCGCGATTCCAAGTTTATTCAATGAACCAGTTGCTTCCGTCGCAATACAATGTGACTGCATTGTAATCAGTATTTAAAATGTACGGGCTTGCTCCGTCAATAACATCACTTCCATTTGCACGGATGTGTATGGGGAAGGACCCCGCATTCCCAGTTTCATCTTTCAGTCGAAATGTCCGACCGGCGAGGGCGGCGGTGGTCGCCGGCAAATCCACATAAAATGGATTTGTTTCACTTGTGTTTTGAATGCCGACACGGTCAACCGTGATTGGAAGACTGTAGGGGGACGAGGACGTGGTTGTGTGATTTCGAATGAACGTGACGTTTTTTAAATATCCAATTTCGCTTCCATCATCGCCTTTAATGAGAAGCGTGGAGGCGCCATCCGCTTCCAATGTGATTTTGGCGTCACCTGAATCGATGAATTGAATTTGACTAGGGGTCATCGACAAAGCTTTAGACATTTAACGAGAAACCGGGTCTTTTGTTTGTACCCAAACTATATAATGTTCTTGGCGTGTTTTATTGGTTAGCGGGATGAGGCGGCCAATGTACTTTCAAAATTGTTTTGAAAGTTGTGACGGGACACACTGTTTGCAGAGTGCGACTTGGCCGATGTGGCATGCGATGTTGATGCCTTCGTGGGTGTGTCCCAGATTTCCTGGCAGTGCAAGGCTGCGCGACGGAGTTCCGCCATGGAATCCCGCGGTGACCCCGCCATCATGTACCCCTTGTGGGTCTTGTTGTACCACACGTGCCATGTTTGTCCGGGGCGGTCGTACCAACAACCTTCGTGCAGTTCCTCGGGTCCCTTTGGCTTGATCAACACAATGGGGATTGGTGTTGCACCACGTGCGCGAACCGCAAACGTCAATGTCTGGATGACCAGCTGCTTCAACACCTTCAGAATGGCAAGTGCCTCCGTGTCTTCGCCTTCCACGGGGGGGTCCAGTGCGTGCACCGTGATCCCAATCGATTCGGCACGGCGGATGTCCCGATCTGGTGCTCTGTCGTTGGTCAGCCGCTTGGTCCACTTCCAGACCACGTCGCCAGTCTTTTCATCTTCGTGGCACACTGCGTACTTGGGACGCGTCGTTTGCACAAGTTCGCCGGATTCGCGATCCAGGCGCGTGTCGGTCACTTGCTTTTTCTTGAGAAAGCAGATGGATGTGCGAAACGCACGCGTGGGGTTTTTGACAGTGGGCAGTTTCTTCAATTGCGCGACCGCCGCCACACGCAATTTGCGCAAGTTGTCGTGCAGCACAATGGCGTGGAAGATGTCGACGCGCCCATCCGCCGTGATCGCAGGGATGAAAGTGAGCTCGGTGGTGGTTGAGGTCATGATGAATGAATGACTGGGGTGTTTGAAAAAACAAGAGGAAATTGGTTGTGCGATTTGGTTGGGTGGCGGAAGGGTGGAGGGTTGGGCGGTGGGGTGGGTGGAG